ATGTTAAATTTTAATTATAATAATTCGAAGCTGATCCATTTAATGCAACATTATGCATGAGACTATTTCTTATTTGAATTTCAATTAATATATTTGTTAAAACATATATATGTAAGCTTTGATAATTATTACTTTTTGGATTAGCAATATAATCATCATATAGAAAATCTAATGTGTTAAAATTAGATGTTACTATATTTTTAATAGTATATGCAAACTGAGTGTTATAAATATTATTACTATCATTATAAATAATTCTTAGCCCGTATATATCGTATGGAACCTTATATTTTTGTATTTTTTTTATAATACGCTCTCTTGATTTTATGCGACTTTCGTAATTAATAATTATGTTATTATTATTATTATTATTATTATTATATGCGAGACCTTTAGTAATAGCATGAATAATAGTATTGCTATTACTAGTTAATAGTGTATTTGAGAGATTTAAAAAATTGCACACTAAGAAAATTAGATTGAGCATAATATATGTATATATATGTAAAATAGACTATATATATGTTAAATAGTATATTTTGATTTAAATATTTTATATTATTTTTAAATAATGTTACAAAAATTGAGAGATTTATATGACAATGATAGCCTTCCTAATTTATTATTATATGGAAACAATTTAGTAGGTAAAAAGACCTTACTTGAGCAATTATTAATTTATATATACAAGACAAATGAAAATATAGAAAATAACACATTAATTTTGAATTGTAGTTTGGGTAAAGGCAACATTAAATTTATTAGAGAAAATTTGCGGTTTTTTGCTAATACAATTAGTCATAAAAATATTACGAATTTTAAGTCAATAATTTTATTAAATGCCGACAGTTTAACGTTAGATGCTCAATCAGCGTTACGCAGATCAATAGAAATATATAATCATACTAAATTTTTCATAGTAACTGCAAATAAGTCTAAAATAATTAAACCAATATTATCAAGATTTAGCGAAATATATTGTAATGACAGAAACATGGAACTTATTAATAAATCAATAAAAAATGATAATAATAATAATAGCAATAATAGCAATAATAGCAATAATAGCAATAATAGCAACAAATTTAATAATAAGCTTTCATTACTTATTAAAAATTTAGATAGTAAACTAGAACTTTTAAAGAATGAGAACGCTAATGAGTACGCTAACGCTAATGAGTACGCTAACGCTAATGAGTACGCTAACGCTAATGAGTACGCTAACGCTAATGAGTACGCTAACGCTAATGAGAACGCTAACGCTAATAAGAACGCTAACGCTAATAATAGCAACAATGATTATAATAAAAATGTGTTATTATTAGACTATAGTTCATTAATATATAATAAAGGCATAAGTGCAAATAATTTATTAGATTATTTTACAGCTAAGTCAAATTTCAAGACAAATTATAACCAATTTTTGTTTTTTTTCAATATATATAAGAGAGAAATACGTGTGGAAGAATATTTAATATATATAATATTATATTTTTATAGCAATGCTCTAGTTATAGATTTTTCAGCATTAAATGCTAACTAAATTAGCATGTTAATTATGTTAATTAACTAGCTTAATAAATTAAAAAGCTAAATAAAATACATTTAGTTAAAATACATTTAGTTAAAATACATTTAGTTAAAATACATTTAGTTAAAATACATTTAGTTAAAATTAATTATTTAAAATAAAATTTTAGATTATAAAAATGGATGATTTTAATCTTTCAACAATAATCGAATCTAAAAATGAGTGGTGTGCGCGATTAACAAACACATTAACTCCATGTGTTATTGAAGGTCTAAGGTCAATATTTACAGAAGCCTATGATGTATGTTTAGAAAACAGTGAAGAAACAAAATATTTAATGACATTTCAAAATTTTTTAAACAATATTCCAAAGTGGAGTTCAGAGATTGTTGAAAATGAGAAACAGCGTATAATTACGTCAAGTGCATGTAATTATTTAGAAGATTTAATAACATGTGTGCATATTACGCAATTGAAGGCACTAACCTCAACGCGTGTAGGTTTAAAGCAAAAAAAAATAAATATTGATATACCGGACCTGCATAAATTTATACATAAGACGTATATAAACGTAGCGCGAAAGGTATATGTAAATATTTATTTATTTGAAAAGGATTTAAAGCCTCTTCAAGTTCAAAAAAACAATAGGGAGTTAGAAATAATAATAAAGGAGTGTATATTAAATACAATTAGAGAGAGTATACCGATTGAGCATATATTACAAATGTATTTGGATGAAACATTGGAAACAGATGTTGAAATAGAGGAGAAAAAGGAAGTAATAACGGATAAAGAGGCATTAGAAAAAAGCAAGAAAGCAAAAGAAAAGAAGGAATTAGAGAAAATTAAACAAGATACGGCAAATAAATTGAGAGAAGAGAGTAAGATTAATTTAAAAAAAACTATTATGAATGCAAACAAGGATTTGAATGAGGACAATGTAACAAGTGCAAATAGCAATGTTAAAAATTTGGATGCTAAAGTATTAGAAACTGATGAAAGCAATAGTGCAAATGCTAATGATTACAATTATGAAACGGAGTCGGAAAGTAATTTCAAGTTAAAGCTAGACAAAATAGATAAACTAGATAAATCGCAAATTGACCTTAATATCCAAAATTTAAGTGATGATCCCGACAAATTAGATTTAGATATATTAGACTTAAATCATGATGTTAATGATAATGAAAGTATAACATTAGATATTGAGGAGTTGAGTTAATGCTAAGTTACTAAAAATAGTTTATTAATTTATTTTTAAATCAATTCGTTATATTTATAAAATTCATTTATATTTATAAATTAAATGAATTTTGTGATACCTACATTGGCAATAAGTATTATGTATGTATTATTTAAGATTATAGATACAAAGTATATATCAAAGGACGACATACCTGTAAAATCTATAACAAAAGACGGATTTATTGTATTTTTGTGTGGGTCTATTGCATTATTTGCATTTGAACAATTAGATTTTAATAACATGATAGGCGGGTCAAAGGCCGCATTATCTGCTTTTACAAATAGCCCTGATTTTTGACATTAATCCGTTTTTTCTTTAAGTCCTTTATTTATATAATATAAAGTGGTGCTTTATAATATATAAGTTTTTGTCGCTTTATTCGTTTATTGCTTGACGCTTTAAAAATTAGCTTACCATAATAGGCAATTGGTCTATATTAAATATTTCTTGAATATTGTTAATTCTTTTCTTTGGTACTTTATAGTTATCAAATAATGGTTTTTGTAATACATTTTGCGGTGTGTGTTTATGAACTGATCGCGCGATCATTTTATATAATTTGAAGTCGGGATATCTCTCGGCCCCATTATTTTTATACAATATATTTTTATTGTTGTCATCAAAAACCCATTCAATCATGATTTTTTTGATAGGAGATTTTAATTTTTTGATGTCGTCTAAGTCCTCAATAAAATAATCAAATAAGCTGCATCCTAGGCGGCATAAGTCGAAGCTACTATTGGGGCCAATAATTGGCTTATTTTTATTTAAATATGGCTCGCAATTATACTGCGTCGTTGCATCGCCTGCCTCTGAATAGCTGTCACTGCATATAAATTTGTTTTTGAATTTGTAGATGGCTCTTCCAAAATCAATTATTTTGTATATTTTTCCAAATGTGGGGACTTTATAGTGAACATTGTTATATTTATAATATAAATATTGTTTTGGAGTAGACACATATACAATATTATTTGTGTGCAAATCGTTGTGGGTAAATTCAAACACTTTCTGATATGTAATTAATGTAAATAATATTTGCATAATTATAGACTCCCATTCGCTATCTTTTATTTTATTATTTACTATATAATCATCTAATGTATTTTCACAACTTTCTAATATTATCATTTTAACAGGTATTTTATGAATAGAGCAAAATATTTCTTCACTATTAAAGCTCGTTTCACTGCTTTCGTCATCATCATCGTCTTCTTCTGAACCACTATTGCTTGATCCAGTTAAATTAGTATTTGAAGATCTAGAAGAACATGTTTCGGAAGAATTTGTAGTATTAATTCCTGTATTAGTATTAGTATTAGTATTAGTATTACTATTACTATTTGTATTAGTTACTTTATTATTTACTAAAATATCTAAATTTTCATAAGTTAACTCTAAATTGGTTTTGTGTGTTTCTTCAACATTGTCTTCACAAATAGCATCGCAATCAGGAAGATCACTAATGTTTAGGTCACTAATGTTTAGGTCAATCTCGGAGTTATCTAATACTAAAGCTTTCTTATTTTTTTTAGTATTATTAAATAAATTGAGTATTTTTTCATTATCATCGAAAACAAATAAATTGTTTATGTGCTTGTGAAAATAATCCGATTCATTTAAATATTCCAAGTCCTCCGTAACATTATACTTAAATTTATTTTTTACTCCTAAAAAAGCCCCATAATAGTCTAAACCATTATAAAAATTAAAGTTATTTAATAAACAGCTTGACAAATATGAAAAAAACCCATCAATATATGCGGAATTATTTGGATCCAATATTTTCTTATAAGTTTTCATGTATTCCATTGATTTTGCATCTAAATTTTCTTTATCTATAAATTTAGGTAATTCTAGTATATTATAATTATTTTCATATTTTCCTATCATATATTTTACGGGATCAATAAGAGGGCTATATTTAATAAAAATCTCTTTTTTAGATTTATTATTGCATATATCTGTAATTATTGCTAAAAATTTGTTATAATTAATTTTTTCTAAAATTAATTCTAAACTATACTTATTATTCAAATTAATAGCATTATAATTAGTACTATTTAAGTTAAAAAAATTATTATATAATGGAAAATAGTTTTGCGAACTTTCTATATCTAATAACTCACTATTGTTAAAGTTCTCAAATAGCTGTTTATTGTTATTTTTTTTATAGTTTATTTCCATTTAATAAATAACAAATACTTATTTTTTTAATTTATAACACAAATAAATATATTTAAACTATTAAGTTTAAATAAGGCAAATTATTAAGTTTAAATAGCAAACTATTAAATATAGCCAATAAATATAAATTATTTAGTAATGACACTAGAATTGAAAAAATTTGACATTAAATCTATAAGTTTTAGACCAGATGAAAATAAAGGACCTGTTATTGTGTTAATAGGGCGGCGTGATACCGGTAAAACTTATTTAGTGCGTGATTTGCTATATTATCATCAAGATATTCCAATAGGGACAGTAATCAGCGGAACAGAAGCAGGCAACGGTTTTTATGCCGAGCATGTACCCAAATTATTTATTCATGATGAATACAATACCGCTATTATTGAAAACATATTAAAAAGGCAGAAGACGGTAATGAAACAAATAAAAAAGGAAATCGAAGTCTATAAAAAATCGAATATTGATCCACGAGCATTTGTTATATTGGATGATTGCTTATATGATGGAAGCTGGACAAAAGATAAGATGATGCGTCTCTTATTTATGAATGGTCGGCATTGGAAAGTGATGTTGGTCATAACAATGCAATATCCTTTAGGTATTCCTCCAAATTTGCGCACGAATATCGACTACGTTTTTATATTGCGCGAGCCATA